TGCAGTACGACGATTACAACCCCTACCAAACAGGAGTCTACCAATGAGCTTCGCCCCCAAAGTTGAAAAAGCCCCCAAGCCGGCCTACGCAGCAACCACCGCTGACGCCAATGCTGATACCTCTGTCGGCGGGATGCAGGGAACTCTCCTCGCCCGCAGCCTTCCTTCCTTCACTGTTTCGGGCCTGACCACTACCGCCCGTTCTGGCCGTAAGTCTCTTCTCGGGAGCGCATGATGCCGAAGAAAATTAGCGCCGAGGCGCATGGAAAAATCAAAGCCATGCTCGCTAGCATGGACACAGAATGGAACGACTGGAAGCCGCACTACAAGCTTCTGGCCGACTACCTTCTGCCCCGGCGCTATAACTGGCTTTGCAGCCCGACCGAACGCCGCTCGAGGATGACCAAGAACCCCAACATCCTCGATGCGACCGGCACTACTGCAGCCCGCATTCTCGCGGCCGGCCTCATGAACGGCATCACTTCCCCCAGCCGCCCATGGTTCAAGCTTCGCACAGGGGACATGGCGCTCGACGCCGACCTCATCGTGCAGCGTTGGCTTGACGAGGTCCAGCGCCGTATGCTCCGCATCATGGCCGACTCGAACTTCTACAACGCCATGGCCGTCATGTACCTCGACCTCGTCGTATTCGGCACAGCCACCATGATCGTCTACGAAGACTTCGAGACCGTCGTGCGCTGTTACAACCCAGCCTGCGGTGAATATACGCTGGCCCAAAACGACGCCCTCAAGATCGACACATTCGCCCGCAAGTTCGACTACACACTTCGCCAGGTCGTTCAGCGTTGGGGCGAAGGCGCGCTTTCTGAGGTCCACCGGGCCAAGTACAAGCTCGGCGGCGCGCACCTCTCCCACACCATTACCATTCGCCACCTCATCGAGCCCAACCGGCCCGACACCGGCATCCCCTCGAAGTTCAAATTCCGCGAAGTCTACTGGGCAGAAGGTGCCCCGGCCGGCGAGCTTCTCGACCACCGCGGCTACAACGAGTTCCCGGTCCTTGCGGCCCGTTGGGAAACCACTGGCAATGATCCCTATGGCACCTGCCCTTCCATGGATGCCCTCGGCGACATCATCCAGCTTCAGCACGAAACGAAGAAGAAGGGCCAGGGCCTCGACAAACTCGTCGATCCTCCGGTCATCGCCGACATTCAGTTGCGCGGCAAGCCCAATGCCCTCCTTCCTCGCGGCGTTACCTACGTCGCAGGTATCAACAATGTAGGCGTGAAGGCCGCGTATCAGGTTCAGATCCCTCTGGCCGAGCTTTCGGCAGACATCCAAGACGTTCGCACTCGCATACGCGAAATCTTCCACAATGACCTCTTCAAGATGATCTCGCAGCTTGAGACCGTGCGAAGCGCAACTGAGATCGATGCGCGGCGTGAAGAAAAGCTCGTCTTGCTTGCGGCTGTGCTCGAACGCTTCCAGAACGAAGCCCTCGACCCCGTCGTCAATCGCTACTTCCAGATCATGCTTCGCGCAGGGCTTCTGCCGGAAATTCCTGAACAGCTTAAGGGCGCGGCCATCGAAGTCCAGTACGTATCGATCCTCTCTGTCGCGCAGTCCGCTGTCGGCGCTGCCCCGACCGAACGGCTCCTTCAGGTCATCGCCCAGATCGGCCAGATCATCCCGACCACACTCGAGCTTCCGAATTGGGACGAAATGCTCCGCGACTATGCCCGCGACATCGGCGTCAAAGCCTCGCACATTCGGACACCCGAAGAGTTCCAGGCCGCGCTCAAACAGCAGCAAGATCAGGTCCAAGCGCAGCAAGCCGCGGTCCAGGGCGAGCAACTTGTGCAGGGCGCAAAAACACTCAGTGAAACCGACGTAGGCGGCGGCTCTAATGCCCTCCAAGCCCTCTTGGCCTGAGGGCCAGCCGCTTGCTTTCCTGAACAAAGGATGCCATTATGGCCCAACATGAAGACTTGAAACTGAAGAAAGACGCCAAGCAGGAAGCGGCCCGCGAAAAAATCTTCCAGCTGAACGTCGATGAAGCTTTCAAAGCCCTGCTAGTAACGGACAAAGGCCGTGACTTCCTGTGGTGGCTTTTCGAGCAGACAGGGATAAACCGCAATCCCTTCTCCCAGGACCCTACGGTAACGGGTTTCAATTGCGGCCTACTGGAGGTTGGCCAAAAGGTTCAGGAGCGCTGCATAGCAACCCACCCCGAAGGCTACCTCGAAATGCTCAAGGAGCGTAAAGATGGCAGACGAACAGCAGACGCAGGATCAGACAACACCTCCGACGACGCCCGATCCGACGCAGCAGAATACGACGACTACGACCCAGGCACCGGCGACAACGCCTGACCCTGCAACGACCACGACGGACCAGACGACGACCGCGGCGCCCGAGCCTGTCGCCCCGCTGACCCGCGAAGACCTGGCCCTGCCCGAGGGCCTCACAGTTTCGGACGAGCAAGCCTCGGCCCTGCTCGATCTTTTCAACGACGACAAGCTCTCGCCCAAGGACCGCGCCAACAAGCTGGTCGAAATGCACGGCACGCTGGTCCAGTCCGCAATCCAGACCGTCGGCGAACAGATGGTCGCAGAAGTTCAGAAGCAGCAGGCCGAATGGGAAACTGCTGTCAAATCAGACCCTGAGATCGGTGGCGCCAACCTCGCCCCGAACCTCGCAAAAGTTTCCAAGCTCATTGACGCCGAGGGTACACCGGAGTTGCGTCAGGCCTTGGATGCCACAGGCGCCGGCAGCCATCCGGAGATCGTAAAGTTCTTCGTCAAAATGGCTGATCGGTTTGCCGAAGGCGCCCCAGCGGGCGGCGGAAATCCCACGACCAAGGAGTCCACCGCTCAACGCATGTACCCCGGAATGAACCCCTAAGAGGACACAACAATGGCAGTCTTGGACGCAAAATACCCCACCCTCTTCGACCTGTCGCAGCGCATGACGCCCGACGGCTCGATCGAGACCGACATCGTCGAAATGCTGAACTCGACGAATGAAATCCTGGACGACATGGTCTGGCAGGAGGGCAACCTCATCACAGGCCACAAGTCCACCATTCGCACCGGCCTTCCGACCCCCACCTGGCGCAAGCTCTACGGCGGCGTTCAGCCCTCGAAGTCCGCAACCCGTCAGATCACCGACAACTGCGGCAACCTCGAAGACTACTCTCGCATCGACCGCGACCTCGCCATGCTCAACGGCAACTCTGCCGCCTGGCGCATGACCGAAGACGCAGCCCACATCGAGGGCATTTCGCAGGAACTCGCCGAAACGATCTTCTACGGCGACGAGGGCGTGGATGAAGCCAAGTTTACCGGCCTCGTTCCCCGCTTCAACGATCCGACGGCGGAGAACGGCAGCCAGCTCATCAACGCCGGCAATACCACCGGAACGCTCCAGTCCATCTGGCTCGTCGTTTGGGGTCCTCAGTCCCTGTTCGGCATCGTTCCCAAGGGCTCGCGGTCGGGCATCGAAATGCGGGACCTCGGCGAAGATACCGTCGCCGCCCCGGATGGCAACGGCCTCATGCAGGCACTGACGACGCATTACAAGGTCCAGGCCGGTCTGACCGTCCGCGACTGGCGCTACGTCGCTCGTATCTGCAACATCGATGTCGATACGCTGAAGGCGCATCCGACCATCGGCACTGACGTGGTTCTGCCCGATCTCATGTACTCGGCGATGGAGCGCGTCCAGAACCTCAACGGCCGTGCCGCCTTCTACATGAGCCGGACGATGCGCGAGAAGGTCCGCCAGCAGACGGTCAACCTCACCACCAACTCCACCCTGTCCATGGAAAACGTCGGCGGCAAGATGCTGATGAACTTCCAGGGCATTCCGATGAAGCGCGTCGATGCACTCGCCACCGACGAAACTGTCATCACCTTCGCATAAGGAGCGAACCAATGATCCTCGACTTTCTCAATGAATTCGGAGCTGACGAAGCCGTCTCCGGTGCAGCAGCTACCCGTAACGTCGGCGACGTGATCGACCTCCTGGCCACGGTGGGCGGTGATGTCGGCAGCTATCCGCCGATCTACTGGTACATCAAGATCGACACGGCTCCGACCGGCGCCACCACTGTCGAGTTCAAGCTGGTCACGGACTCGACCGGCATCCCTGCC